CCTTGGCCAGCTCGTCTTGTACGAGTTGCTCCATGAACACGATCTTGCGCACGGCGGCGCCGGGGTTCGATTTTGCCAACGCTACGAATTCCTTCACGTCGGCCTTCGATCCCAGGGTGTATAACAGATCCACAATCACGGGAGACTGATCGATCAGCGCACTGACCACGCCAGGTACGCCGCTGTCGGCCGAGAATATTCCCTTGGCCGTGGCGACGATGGTGTCGCCGGCAGTTTCGCCGTAGCGCTTGTTGGCGTCCGCGACTTTGGCAGTCAGCTCGCGCTCTTGCACCTGCTGCGCTTGCTGAGTTTGGAAGTCGGATACCGCCTTGCGCGCCTGGTACGCGGAATTCTCTTCGTGATACTTCTCAATGGCCGCTTCCCTACTCTCCCAATCCCCGCGCCAATTCTTGAAGTCCGGCTTAACCGGAGGCTTCAGGAGATCGGAGGGTTGGGTGGGCGCTGGCGCGGCGGATGGGGCCGGTTTGACATCTTTGTCGCCTGCGGGGGCCGCGAGGGTGGCTTGCGCTTCGCGCTTGTACGTTTTGAGTTCACTCGGAGTGAATCCCGCGCGTTTGAGATCTGCCAGGACTTCCTGGAGTCTGGTTTCCGCGGTGGAACGTTTCGGTTCCTGCTTATGGGTACCCGCTTCCGGGGCGGGGGCAGTGTTGTCGCCCGGCTCATCGCCGGACGCGGATGGTTTTGCAGATGCCGGGTCTGCGGTTTTCGGCTCCGGCGCGCGTCCCTTGAACCGCCAGGCGGCATAAGCCGCGGGGTCCTGGGGTGCAACGCTGGTGAGAGGTGTTTCGGCGGTTGTCGATTCCGCGACTGCTACGACGGGTTCTGGCATAATTCGGTGGCCGGATAACGCTCTGGCGAGGCGGGGTACTGCTCAACTAAGCTTGTGGCGGCTGCTGCTGCGCGGCCTGCTGCGCCTGCGCCGCCTGCTGGGCGGTAGCGTCCTGCGCGGAGGCCTGCTGGTCGGTGGCATGCGCCTGCGCACCCTGCTGCAAGACGGCACTGTGTGCTTGATCGGAACCCTGGAGGCCTGCGGCATGCGCCTGCGCCTGCTGCTGTAGCGATTGCGCGTTGGCGTGATCCTGAGCCTGGGTCGCGACTTCGTGGCCGGTATCCAGATACTTGTGGGCCAGGTCGCTCACAAACTCCATGCGCTCCGAAAGGTTTTGAGCCTGGGTATTGATCTCGGCGATGGCGAGGGCGTTCTCTTCGCGCATCTTTTCGAGTTGCATCTTGTACTGGTTATCGACGACGTGGCCGGCCTTCTCCAGTTGGAGCTTTTGCAGCTCGCCCTGCATGGCCTGGAGGAGTTGGCCTTGCTGCTGCATCTGCGCCTGCTGCTGCGCGGCCTGCTGGCCAGCCTGCGCCTGATTGGCGGGCGGGGATATAATATCCGCCATTTCGTCGCCCTTCGGCCCCAGCTCTTTCATCTGGATGGCCAACGCGAGCAGCTTGGCGGCCTGCGGCGGGGCCACGGGCAGCGTCTGGAGGTTCTGTATCAGCAAATCGAGAAAGTCGCTGGCGGCCTGCTGTTGCGTTTGCACCGATGGGCCGGTGGATACAGCCACATCGTGGTCGGCGTCTTCTTCGATGGGATAGTGACGCATCTCGCCGGACTGCGCGTCCAGGTACGGCTCGGCGGTGTTGAGCCGCACGATGTCGTGCGAGTCGTCGGGCTTGCGCAGCGCTTCGGTGCGTTCCGTGTCGCCGCCGTAGGTTGAGGCAACCCAGGAGTCGATCACGCGCCCGCCGTAAGCAACGGCCCGGTCGTAGCCGTCCACGAAATGAAACGAGCCGATCTCTTGCTGCTGTTTGACTTCGTGCAACGCCACGCCCGATTTCTGGTTGTCGCGCTGTGCAGCGGTTGGCAGCGGGCTGATGCCCATGGCCGCCTGAACCGCGCGCCGGCACGAATCCTTGGCGTCTTCATAGGCGGCGAAGTTGGGCGTAAAATTTTCGCGACTCGGCAACGGCAGGACGCCGCCCGTTGCGCCGTCGATCACCACATCCGCCTGTAGGTAGGCGTGCGGGATTTTGGTGCAGGTGTCCCAGGCTTCCTTGTCTGTCTCGAACTGGCCGACGTAGCCTTTATACGGCGACTTCGGCGTGAGCCCGGCCTCCTCCATCTCCTGTGAGTTGAGGTAAGCGAGAGACATCTGGGGATCGCGCGCCAAGCGCGGCAGCGAAAACAGAATGCGCTTGGCAATGCCGCCTTCGTCCACGTAGCGCTCCAGGCCGATCATCGGAATGATGGGGATGTGAGTGCCCGGCTGCGGGTTGCGCTCCAGAATCTCCACGCCGTTGGTGAAGTACTGCATCACCGTCTTCTTCTCGATGGCGCGCCGGCCTTTGGCCTTCTTCCGGATGGTGGTGGTGATGACTTTCCAGTACTCGGCGGTCAGGACGCTCTTATCCTGTATCCAGTCTTTGGCGAGCAGCATGTGCTCGGGGGCAAAGTCGGTGATCTGAGCCTCCGGAAACTGGCGCTTGAAATCCGCCTTGAGCATCGGGTCCAGAACGAAGACCGCGCTGGCGTCGGACCAGTCCGGCTTTTTGCAGTCCGGATCGTATAGGACGCTGTTCGGGTTGCCGATGGCGGAAATGGTGATCTGCTGATCGTCGTTGTCCGGGTCGTCGGGGGCAACATACTCGCGGCCGATGCGGAAGAAGCCGTAGGAGCCTTCCACCATCTGCTGGAACGCGGTGAGATACACCGAGGGACCGTTGGACCGATACTCGATTGCGCGGATGAGGTTCTGGCGCGTCTCGGCGGTTTGGTCGTTCGAGTTCTTGCCGCCGGGGCTGATTTTGACGCCACGCTTGTTTTCGCGTACGGAGTTGACACAGGCGGTGGTGTACTGGCCCAGCTCGTCGTGGTTCACGCACGGGCGCCCCGCCGCCGCTCTCGCGCGCCGGTCTACGTCAGTCCACGGATTTCCGCACACATACCTTAAGTCGATATTCCTTTCATCCCTGCTCTCTTTCCACCGATCATCGAAGTAGCGAAACTTCTCGCGTATCTCACGCAGCAACTCCTCATCGTCCTCGCTCACATCCTGCAATGGCGGATTGATGGGGTACTCGGAGTCGCTCGTTTCGGATTGGTCAAAGGCGGACATTTAAGGTAGTGGCAGGCTCGTCGAAGATCGACATGAGAATCAGGCGCACGCGAGCCAGGCGCGCGCGGTCGGCGTCGTTGGCGAGCGGGTGGTCGGCGGAATCTAGGAGATAGTCAAGCTGGTCGTGCAGAACATCCGCAAGCGAGGCGGGTTCACAGACGCGGCACGGTTCGACGAATGCTGGCGCCATAGCAGCGTCACGGGCAGTCGGGGCAAGTTTCCTGGCAGTCCCCTAACGCCTCGTTGTAAGTCCAGCCGGCATTGCGCGCGGCGAAAATGGCGTTTGCCTTGTTGACGGCGGGGAAGGCTTCGGTGCGCGTGCACTTCTTGCAAGTCAAGATTAGGTGACCCTTTCGGCCGAACGCTTCATTTACCGCGGCCTGCGCGGTTTCTTTATCCAATTCGCAGGACTCGGCCGGCGCGTCGACCGCCTGTGTCGCGATCTCCGGCACATTGAACGGGTGCAGCATGCCGTCCGCGTCCACAGTGGGAAGCTGCTGCGCTTCCGCCAGGGCACCGGACTCGGACATATAGGCGTCGAGCGGTTTGGCGTGGAAGGCCAGGTATGGCTTCATCGCCTCGTACATATCGCGCCGCGTTTCGGGCTGCGCGGCGGTGAGTAGTTGGCGGAAGTGCTCGTGATCTCTCACGTAGCTCGCCAGCTCGTTGCACAGGCGCATCGGGTTGTCGAGTGCGCCGAGGCCGGCGGATGCCAGCAAGCGGTTCAGCGCGTGCTTTTGTTGCCGGGTTTGGTACATTACGCTGCGCCGCCGCACATGGGGCAAGCCGCGCCCGCGAGCGTGTTCGCGACGGAAGTGGGCTTGCGCGCTTTGGGAAGCTTCGGACTCAGGATGCTCTGCGCCTTCGCTCTGATGGCGGACGCCTGGATGGGCGAGAGCTTTCCGGGTGTCTTGATGGACGGTAATTTCATGTTCAACTCCAGGGGCTCGAAGGCTGCATGCGCCGCCGTTCAGCCGGCGGCTTGTCCGCCTTCGGCTGTCTCACTGCCACCGCCGCGCCCATGAAGGCGCTGGCGGAATGCGAATACTGATTGTGCAGGGGCTTGCGTTGCCCTACGCCGTCCGCGCTCAGCGCGGGCCACTGGTAGCAACGAAGCGACTGCAAACCGTCCGCGCATTTGATCGCGTCGAAGCGACAGGTGGGAAAGATGGTGCGCGCCGCATTGATCTGCTCGGTAACCAGCATCTTGGGCACCAGGCGCGGCTTGCGGCCGGCATTGCGCATGAGCTGTTCGATGGACATCGACCGGTCGCCGGCGAGCCTGCCGTGGATGATGGTGTCAATGCCGTCGTGCGGCAGCCAGTCGGTGCCGTAGAGATAGCCCTTGTCTTGCAGCTTGACCAGGTAATCCGAGATTTCCAGGCGGTCGGCCTCGAGGTGATCTATGAAGTTGTACCAGCCGTCGTAAGCCTGCAGAAACCAGATCGCCGTAGGGTCGCCGAATCCCAGGTCCCACACGGTATCAACCGGGCGGGTGCGATCATACGGCACATCGCCGATCCTGCCGGAGGCGGCCGCCGCTTTCATTTCGGGGCCGAAGATCGCGCCTTCGACTTCGCTGTCCGGTTCACCGCCATAGATGTGCGCGAACTTGGCGGGTTCGGTATCGCGCATGTGCGCGATGCGGGTCTTAGAGATTTCGGACAGCCACTTGTTATCGAGGTAGCTGGTCTTGACGCTTACCGCGCCGGGCGGCGGGTTCAGCACGCAGTGCTTGTAGGTGGGATCGGTGGCCAGTTTCGGATTGAAGCAGCACCACACCTCGCTGCCGATCACGCCCAGTTCCGGGTGCATGCTCTGCTTGCGGATGGTGGGGATCACCGTGTCCCAGGACTTCTGAGACACGTTATCGGCTTCCTCGATCCAGATGCCGTCAAGCCCTTCCATGGACTTGATTTCCGAAACGTTGTGATGAAGTCCGGCGAATACGAACTGGCTGTAACCGGGCGTCAGCGGCTCGCCCTTGCCGTCCATCGTGGAGCCATACATGCCGGTTGTGTGCAGCTTCGTGCCGGTGATCTGCGCCTTCTCGATGACGTAGAAGCTTTGTAAGCCGAGGCTTTCAATCTGCTCTTCGAGGAGGTGGTGAACCGACTCCGCAAGAGACTTCATGGTCTCGCGGGCGCAGAGCCAGCGCAGCTTGTGCTGCGCACCCATGATCAGGAGCGCGCGCGCCATGCCCCACGACTTCATCCCGTCGCGTCCGCCGTAGAGGTACTTGTCTGAGTGCGGCTCGAACAGGAAGGCGAACTTTTCGGGGAACTCGGCTCTCATGCTAGGGTGTAGTCATACCCTTGATTTCGACAAGGCGGCAGACGTTGCAACCGGAACGGTACGGGAGTCGGGCTGGCACGCAAAGACCGGGGCCTAAGTGGCGGCAACACCGTAAAGCCGCCCGCCCCGAGAAACTCGAACTTTTCGGGGAACTCGGCTCTCATGGTATAGTCGTGGCTTGCGGGGCCACCCCCGCCGCGCCAAACCTTGAACGCAAGCTGTTGTTCCGGGCGGTGTGAGTCTGCCGAATCCAGTTGGTGCAGACCTAGAGGCAACCCGATAACCTGGGCGGACAGGTTGGGAAGCTGCTCGTTATAAGACTGGAACCGGATGCGAGCAAACTGCTGATGGCTGGAGGAGGTCCGCCCTCCTCCAGCTCCGCTCTCACAATTCAGTTGCCTTGACGAACACCACTTCCAGCCGTGTGTCGATGGCCGCGCCGTCCTTGCCGGTGACTTCCAGTTTTTTGCCGAACTCTTCGGGGAACGCGCCACGCAGCAGCATCTGGTGCAGGCCGCTATCGCGCCGCTTTACGTGGCCGCACAGAACACCCTGGTAGAACACAGGCTCCGTCCATCCCACGGTCGAGAACTCGATTGCCTTGTCTTTGAGAAACTGCCGCGCCACGAGGTGCGCGCGCTTGAATGCCTCGGCGTAGGCGGGGTACTCCTCAATCCATCGATAGTGGTTGCGCACGCCGATCCCGGCCGCGCGGGCCGAGGCCGTCAGGTTGGCGCTCTTGCGGTATGCGGCCAGGAAGGCGCGTGCTTTGGCGACAGTCGAGAGGAGCGGCTTCCGTTTCATTCAGTCTTCGAGCGATCCCCACCAGCGCCAGAACGCCAGCGTGGCCGTGTCGTTGATCGACGCGAGCAGGCGGCCTTCTTCTGTGGTTGAAATTGCCTGAGGCTGCTCTTTTTCAACTGGTTTAGGCATCGCATACCGAAGTGCGGAGCGCGCGGTTTTCGAGCACTGACACCCGCTCTTCGATGTGTGACGTGCGGTCGCTCAGGGTGAGATGCAATTGCAGGATCTGGGCGCGCATCTCGGTGCGGATCAGCAGCCACAGTACGGCCCCGGCCGGCAGCACCACGGCGGCAACGGCGGAGACGATTGAGGGGAGGGGTAGCATGGGAAAACGGGGTTGGTGCTGGGTGCTGGGTGCTATGCGGCTGCCGCGAGTGCGGCCGGTGCCAGGCAGTGCGGGCTGAACCAGATGCGCTCGCGCTTGGCGTTCTCCATGCCGGGGCCAGTGTGGCGTTGCATTGCGTACCCGCCGTGAGCCTTCCATGGCACGCAGGCCCAATCGTCGGGCATCTGGTGTTCGCCTTCATAGCCGCAGAGAGCAATGCGTAGCTTGGGGTTGTCGCCGTTGGCGATGGCCCATTCTCTGACTTCGTGCGCTACGGTCAGGCTGTCCATGGCGTATATGTTGGCGGTGCGCTTGGCGGTGTCCGCATAGGGCGGGTCCAGGAACACGCCAGTGAGGCCGTGATTGAACGTAACGCACGGGGTGGTTACGCGCTTCCAATCGCCACAACAGACGCGCACGCGGCGCAGCCGCGCGGCCAGCTCGTTGAAGTATCCGACTAGGTTGGCGCAGCGTTGAGCGTGTACGCCCATGCCTGCATTGCCGAGGTGCGGTCGATTGCGATGGACGCCCCTGCCTGCACCGCTGAGGCACGGCACCTGGTGGCTCGGTCGCTCGTCGCGACACCACCCTCCTCCGATCCATGCGGAGATGCCCCACACCCACCAGCCTGCAATCTTGGCGTCGAAGTAATCCGGGTCGGCCTTCATGCGCTCGCGGAACTCTTCTTGCTGCGTGAGCCACAAGTGCCGCGCCTGCATGTCGGCTTCATTGACCGGCCAATCCGCGGCCAGCGCTACGGCTTCGGGATCGTGTTGCAACGCCCGCCAGAAGTTGGCCAGCATGCAATCGAGGTCGTTGACGGTCTCGGTGTGCGGCTCATCCGGCCGGCTCAGCAGAACAGCACCCGAGCCGAAGAACGGCTCGACGTAGTTCTTGACCTCGCCAAAGCGCTCCCAAACGAAATGGGCCGCGCGGCTCTTACCGCCGAAATACGGGAAGGGGGCTTTTATCACGCCTTGAGGGCCAACGCGAACGCGGTAACCACGTAACTGAAAAGCGGAGTGTCCGCCGAGATCCCGCAGCCAGTGGCCACGCCTTGCAGGTACGCTTCGCTGTTGTTTTCGCTGGGCGGCGCCCAGGACATGATGACTTTCAGCAGCCACAGTACGGCCCCGGCCGGCAGCACCACGGCGGCAACGGCGGAGACGATTGAGGGGAGGGGCAACATGAAAACCGGGTTGGTGCTGGGTACTGGGTGCTGGTGCTGGATGCTATGCGGCTGCCGCGAGTGCGGCCGGTGCCAGGCATGCGGGCTGAACCAGATGCGCTCGCGCTTGGCGTTCTCCATGCCGGGGCCAGTGTGGCGTTGCATTGCGTACCCGCCGTGAGCCTTCCATGGCACGCAGGCCCAATCGTCGGGCATCTGGTGTTCGCCTTCATAGCCGCAGAGAGCAATGCGTAGCTTGGGGTTGTCGCCGTTGGCGATGGCCCATTCTCTGACTTCGTGCGCTACGGTCAGGCTGTCCATGGCGTATATGTTGGCGGTGCGCTTGGCGGTGTCCGCATAGGGCGGGTCCAGGAACACGCCAGTGAGGCCGTGATTGAACGTAACGCACGGGGTGGTTACGCGCTTCCAATCGCCACAACAGACGCGCACGCGGCGCAGCCGCGCGGCCAGCTCGTTGAAGTATCCGACTAGGTTGGCGCAGCGTTGAGCGTGTACGCCCGTGCCTGCATCGCCGAGGTGCGGTCGGTTGCGATGGACGCCCATGCCTGCACCGCTGAGGCACGGCACCTGGTGGCTCGGTCGCTCGTCGCGACACCACCCTCCTCCGATCCATGCGGAGATGCCCCACACCCACCAGCCTGCAATCTTGGCGTCGAAGTAATCCGGGTCGGCCTTCATGCGCTCGCGGAACTCTTCTTGCTGCGTGAGCCACAAGTGCCGCGCCTGCATGTCGGCTTCATTGACCGGCCAATCCGCGGCCAGCGCTACGGCTTCGGGATCGTGTTGCAACGCCCGCCAGAAGTTGGCCAGCATGCAATCAAGGTCGTTGACGGTCTCGGTGTGCGGCTCATCCGGCCGGCTCAGCAGAACAGCACCCGAGCCGAAGAACGGCTCGACGTAGTTCTTGACCTCGCCAAAGCGCTCCCAATCACGAAATGGGCCGCGCGGCTCTTACCGCCGAAATACGGGAAGGGGGCTTTTATCACGCCTTGAGGGCCAACGCGAAGCGCGCGTAACTGGGAAATCGCGGTGTCGCATTCGCGCAACCGCTGGTACAGCTCTGCTTTGGTCAATTGTTCCTTTTTAGCTTTTGAGGGCCAGCGCAAACGCGGTGACCACGTAACTGAAAAGCGGAGTGTCCGCCGAGATCCCGCAGCCAGTGGCCACGCCTTGCAGGTACGCTTCGCTGTTGTTTTCGCTGGGCGGCGCCCAGGACATGATGACTTGGCGCAGTGTCCAGCCCTTGGCGATGTCCGCGTACAACTGGCGGTAGCCGGCGACAATGCCTTGCCATGCGGTCGGAAACTTGGCGAAGACGTGACTGCCGACTTTGATCGGCGTGGCGCCCATCTGGCCCGCGAATTCCAGGTCACCGGGGTTATCCAGGCGGCGCGGCACCACGGTCGGGTCGGGGCTATCCCAGCCTTCTTGCTTGGCAATGTAGGCGAAAATGCTGTCGATCATACGGTCGGCTGGGCCTTCGAAATGGCATCCAAAAAGAGGGCGAAAATGACCAGTAACGCGAAGGCTAAGAGCCCCTTCAGGAGTTTCACGTGAGTTGCACGGAGGCCGTGCTATCGAGCGTTTCTACTGAGATCACGGGCATCACATCCCCGCTGCGCTCGATCAGAGAGCCGACGAGCTTGCCTATCTCGCGGTTCAGGGACACGCCCAGCTTGGGGTAAGCACCGTCAATGTGTACTTGGATTGTCATAGTCGCGTTTGGTTTGGCAGGCTTGTTTTGGGGCATCCAGCACCTCCCGGTGCAGGTTGGCCCAGGCGTGGCGGTTTGAATGCAGCCGGGACAGCCTTCCATTACGCCAGGGGCAGCGGAGGGCCAGGGCATCGGTCAGTCTTTCGGAATGGCTTTGCCGCGCAACTTCAGCGCGGCGGCCTTCGCCACGTAGGCGATGGCTGCGAAACCCACGCGGAAGAAAGTGCCGACACCAGGGCGAAACGGCGCTTTGGGATACGCGGTGTTGTGCTCGTGGAGCGGGTTATCGGAAGGCGAGGGCATTGACGCTATTTCTCTTCTGGATGGAGGCCAATTTGGTGCGGTCCCGCGCGGTGAGCGTGACCGGGCGCGGTGATACGCGCTTGCAGTGCGGCGGTGGTGCGCGCGGCGGCCGTGGCGGGCTGGAACGGAGCCAGAAACGCCTGGATGGCGTCACTCACGACGGAAACCCATACCTGGATCGCCGGGTCGGGGATCTGGAGAGATTGCGCGCAAACGTCGATCTTGGAGGCCTTCTGCACTGCGGTATCGTTGGTGCCGACTTCGGCGATGATGCAGGATGTGAATGCCGTGGCGGACGCGCCGTAGGTCACCACGTCGGCTTTGAGTGCCGGCGGGATGCCAGGCAGCGATTGGACCAGCGTTTCCGTTGCGGTGACTACCGTGTCGATGGCCGTGACCGCTTCCGAGGTGGTGCATGCGGTCATCAAAAAAGCGCCGATCAGCAGGACGGGCGCGTAAAAGAGACGAGAGAGTGTCATGCGTCCCATTATGCGGCTTGCGCCTCGGGGCTGCGGGCGGGCGCGAACATCAAGGCCAGGTGCGTGCGGTTCTGCGCGCCGGTCTTCATGTAGATCGCGGACAGGTATTGCTTGACCGTGCCGGGCGTGATGCCCAGCTCGTGAGCAATCTCTTTGCTGCCCTTGGCTTCCGCCACGAGCGCTATCACCTGCTTCTCGCGGGCGGTCAGTGGGCGCGGGCGCATCTGCTCTGCGATTTGCTCGGGAGTATAAACGTGGTGGAAACCTTGGGACATTTTTTCTTGCTAAGCGAAACGCTAACCCCGAGCCAGGCCAAGCCGGCGCGAGTGATGAGGTGACTCTGCGCGACAGTGGCGGGCCAGGCTCGCAGGGTGGGGCTAGCTATCTCCCGAAGGAGTGGCGGGAGCCTGGAGTACAAATCCTATGTGGCGATGCCGGGGCTGGGGCCGTCCGCGTTCTCTAAAGTCCAAAGGAAGGTAGCGAGCCTATACTTAGCGTCGCTGCGGGCCTGCTCGGCTTCCATCAATGCCTTCTCGGTTTCGAGGAGCCGGTCAAAATATGCACGCAGATCGCTGCTTTGGCCTTTGGTCAACATGTCGGATGATCCTATGCGGCTATGCTGATGGCGCTGCCGCTCTTCTGGCGCTCCCACCATCCCGGCCAGGGGCCGAAAGCGGAAGACTGATGCCGGAACACGGGCCGAATCGGGATCACCTGCGCGATTTCGCGCATTTTGGTGACGTGGCCTTTGCTCGATAGCCATTTCCAATCGCCACGGATGGCGAGCGCGGAGGCCTGGGCGGCGGGAATCCTCACGTCGCGCCCGTGCGTGATAACGCGCACGAGGGCCGCCGTGGAGGCGAGCAGCTTGATCAAATCCGATCTGGATTCTTCGCACATATACGCAGCAATTCCGTGGGACGCCTGGGTAACGCCAAACCAGCCGCCATCCGGCGGCGCGAAGCTATGCAGCGAGGGGCTGCGCTTTGGGAACCGGCCGCAAATGCCGCGGGCCGGTACGAGACTGCATGGTGTAGAGGCTGCCGGGGTCCTTGGGGTCGGGAAGGTGCTTCAGTGCAATGCCAACACGCCGCATGAAGGTGGGTACGCCCCACTCTTTGCGGAGTTTGGTCAGGCCGGCGAGGGTGATGACGCGCTGCTGGTCGCACGGAGTGACAACCACACTATATTGGCGGCCTGAAACGGTGGCTGACTGCTCTGGGGGGAGATTCGGACATGCTGCCAAGATCGTGGCGCGCAGCTCCGCGTGCCGGGCGATCTTTGGCTTGAAGGACTGGATTTCGAAATCCAGCATTGCGAACTCATCGACTAAGAATGTATCCATAAGCGCAAAGTCGAATATCGAAGCCGGGCTGAAGGTGCTTGCCATTCCAACGTCCAATCGGAGGGCAATAACCCGACGTCGGGCGTTACGCGCGTCTACCGCGACGAAGGCCCAGCAGGACTCTATCGTCCCAAACTCAGAGCCAAAGGGGAAGTCCCCTAAAGGTCATCCCCCGAATTGGTGACAAAGCTACAGGCCAAATTATCTGAAGCCCGGGCAGTCGGCCATACTTGATGCTGTGAAGCAAATCTACAAACGCACAGGCAACACCACGAAGAACGGCGTTACCACGGTGCGCTACGTGCACCTGGTGATCCTGTCCGACCAGGAGCGGGCCATCGTCTGGATGCTGGTGCTGGGCGTGTCACGCAAGGACATCGCCGCCACGCTCAAGATCGGCGCGGAGACGTTGAAGACGCACATCGCCCGCGTCATGGGGCCGTTGCACCTGTACGGCATGACTCAGCTCACGCGCTGGGCACTGACTCACCAGGGATCGATGGCCGGCGAGGCTGTGTCGCCGGATCTGCATCCTGCCGGGTGCGAGTGCAAGGGCGGCTTTTGCCTGGGCATGCGGCTGGCGCGGAAGATCGGGACGCCTACGGTGGTGTTGCCGCTGCCGGCCGGCCCGCTGTTCGTGGTGGAACCTAAAGTGTGCGTGACATCCAAGGTTGCACGGCGCAAAAAATCAGGCGCGGCGTTGCTGGCGAGTTAGAATCGATTGCGGGGAGTGCGTTACGAGGGGGGGCCGCACGTCACCACGGCCCCCGAGGGTAGTCCAAAAACAGCACAACTGTGACTCATCATAGCGCGTTTGGCGGGCGTTTGGCGGGCTTTTCGCGGGGCCGGGGTTGTGCTCATCGTTACTGCACAGATGGGCAGTCATCCGCACAGGCAGGCCTTTTCCGGTACGTCCCATAGTACTTTTCCTACTTGCGCGCGCGGCCGGCGCGGCGCTACGCTAGCCACCAGAGTTTGCAGCGCCTGGCACTGCCGATCATCCTCTGAATCGGGCGCTAACCTTGTTCGGCGCTGCAAACGCTCGTAGCGGAGCGAACTCTGAAATCCATACAAATTATCGGGAGGTGTCCAATGAAGCGCTGGTGGTGTCGTCTTATGCACAACGCGCTGATGCAGCCCGTCCACGGCCGCGCAATCTGCGGCCGTTGCCTACAGGTCTGGAGGGTATTATGACCTACGACGCACGGAATGCTCATGGAGTTGGAGCGCACTCGCCGATAAGCTTGAGCGCTAAGGGCAAAAAGCCCGTAGCCGTCGCCGCCTTGCGTGACTTTTGCGCCATCAAGAGGGCTGCGGGCGTGCGCGCCGTGATGGCACCGGGCATGGCTCCCCCGCATTTCGCAATCCACCTGCCACGCTACTTAGTAGAGCGCCCCCGGTTTCCGGGCACCTGGCGAAAGCGAGGCTGCGTATGATCACCGAAGACCGGCCAGCGAAGGGCACGCTGCGCCTGCGCTGGGCCAACGGCGATGCCGGCCGAGTCAATCTGCCATCCGTGGCTGGCGTGCCGCTCGGCAGGCGTCGATACGTCTGGCTGGGGCCGAAGGTGTGTTGGTACTCACGCGCATCAAAGGCGGGTGGAGCACTACGTGGCGGCCGCGCGCGGGAGGTGCGTTGTGAGGCGATCCAGCGCCGAGATCCGGCGTGCCATCGACAGAGCCAATGAAGCCGCGGCGGCGTGCCAAGAGGGCGACTATCTGGCCGAGCGCGCCGTGCACCTCTATGCCGTCGATCTGCTACGCTGGGCGGCCGGCGAGCCAGGCACGCGGTTTGGCAAGTGGCTCAATCAGCCGAATTCGAAAGTTATGGAAATAGATAAAGGAGCAAAAGGATGAGTGACGGTAGGATTAATCCGATAGGCGGTACGCAATGAAGCTCACTGCGACGGCTCTCATGAAGGCAATGGGATCAAAGAAAGGGCAATGGAGACCGGAGGCTCAAAGCATTATGGAAGCACGAAAGAATCGGAGTGTTTCGGTTTTGGAGCGCACCGTAGCGTGGGCAGAGATCGGCTGCACACGTCCCGGCCACTTCTCACCGTTTGTGTTGACGGCAGATTTTAGACCGGCTACCGCGAAAGACCTGCAGCGCGACCAGGGGTGGAAAACGGTTAAGGCTGCACAGCGCGCAATCCGGGAGGCAATAGAGGCTGGATACTTCATCGAAAAGCCTAAAACTGCCTGTGGAAATGCCAAAAAAGACACTCCTATCTTTTTATGCTCAAATGTTGCAACTACAAGGGTTAGCGTTTTGAAAGGGGCTAGCACTAGTCCCTCAATTGCGCCTTTTGTTCGCCCATTCTATTTGAAGGCGGAATTGAAGGAATTGGATGCGTTCGAGCCGGCGCAAAAGCAGGCCGCTGAAGCCGTTGCGGCAGCCTGGCCGAAGTGGCGCCGGGATGCGTTTAACGCGGGGCTGCTGGCGTTGAGGCAGGCCATAGACGAAGCTGAGTATAACGCGAAACGGACGGTGGGTGTCAATGCCAAGCCCAAAAGGACTAAAGTACTAAAGGTACTAGTTAAGGTAGACCTACCGCTTTTCCTGCCACATTTTGAAGGCACCCCCGAAGGAACTAGCTCGGGTTCCAAATTGGAACCAGTGCCGGCCCCAGCATCCTTATTGTCTTTAGATAACTACTTAGACAAGAGCTTATATGGCCCGCCTTCCGCGTCGGCGGATGCTGAGGGGGTCCAGCCTGTGTGCATTCCAGGACTGGTAGAAACGCCGGACGCTTTGGATTCTATTTCAAAAGAGAGAAATCAGGACGGGCCAAACCGGTCCACACGTCTCTTTGAGAATAAAGCTCAAGAACGCGCCGACACGGAGGCGATTGAGCGGGTTAGTTCTTTTGATTTAACTGGGGGGGAAACTCAGTTCCCAGAGCGGTCCGCACGCCCCCCCCAGAATAAAGCAGTAAAACGCACCACAGAAGCCACGATTGTACGAGATAGTGCCGCATCGGAGAAAACGCAATGCCAAACGAAGAAACGGAAACACGCTTAAGCGAGGAGCGCGCCTTTGCGCTCGCATCGCAACTCACGCTCATCACGGGCTTCCCGAACCGGAACGAAGCCCTCAAGGCGGTCGGCGAATGGTTAATCGACGTCTGCAAGACGGAGCAACGCGCGAAGCGTGTGGTCAACGACGCAACCCGCAACCGGGACGAAGGAGCGAACTGGGGTGGGTTGCCTGAGCTACAAGCTCGGTTCGACCGCATGGACCGCATGTTCCCGCCCGCGCCGCGCGGCCCCTGGTTAGCGTTTTGAAAGAGGCCAGCACGCCCCCCCCAGAATAAAGCAGTAAAACGCACCACAGAAGCCACGATTGTACGAGATAGTGCCGAATCGGAGAAAACGCAATGCCAAACGAAGAAACGGAAACACGCTTAAGCGAGGAGCGCGCCTTTGCGCTCGCATCGCGACTGACACTCATTCCCGAGTTCCCGAACCCCCGCGAAGCTGTTCTGGCCGCCGCGGAATGGCTGGTAGACGTTTGCAAGACGGAGCACCGCGCGAAACGGCTCGTAAACGACGCCACCCGCAACCGGGACCAAGGCGCGAGGTGGGGTGGCCTGCCTGAGCTACAGGATCGGTTCGATGCCATGTTCCCGCCCGTCAAGCTGGGCACATGCCAAGACTGCTACGACTACGGCGTGGTGAACCACGCCATCAACCGGGGCGTGCTGCCGGCGCGCTGGTGCCGATGCCCGGCGGGTGTGGCGCGGCGGCGGCGAGAACCGAACCTCCTGGTGGAGATCAACGCGCGGCAAACGGGCAAGGCCCTTGACGAATTGAGGATAGTCCATGCCGACCTCCTGACGGAGATTAATACGCGGAAATCGGCGGAGATTAAGGCGCGGCAATCGGGAGGCGAATCATGAGCACAGCGCGCACCGCCGAGCGCCTCGCGGCGATTGACCGTCTGATCGATTATTTGGCGCGGCTGCGCGGCGAGTTCCCGGATCCAGAGGCGAGCTGGGGATCGCTAATCGAGTTCGCGGATCTGACCGAGGAAATAGCGCGGCTATCGCGAGCGATCACGGAGCGTACTGACGAAGGAGAAAGAGCAGGCTCGCATCGCGCTAGCCGCCTACGACCGGCCGGAACAGCGCGTGGACCGCAGAAAGGGGGCCTGGTGAGGGTATGAGATATTTTTTGAGCGCCCGCGATCACGAAACGCTGCGGCATCTATGCGAGTCGGGGAGCTTGTTACAGGACCTGGAGTCTGGCGCGAGCGTCACGATATTCCGGGTTTTGCGTTATCCGTGGGTTCGCGCGGAGGTCAAACCGTGAACATCCTCCAGTACTGCCTGCTCAAGCACTCCGGCCGGACCCCGGCGCAGCTCGGGATCTTCGACGAGGCACCGGAGCCGCCGCTAGGCGCAGGCGTTACCGTCAGCGTGGCCGCGGACGGCCGGCTGGCAGTCAGGTATCGGCTGGGGCACGCAAATGCGCTGTACCGCCTCCAGAGGCCCAAGGATGGCAAACCCAGAGCAAGTTAACCAAAGGGAACTCCCGCACGTTCGGCCCAAACCCGCGCCCAGCGGGGCACTCTGATGCTGAAAAACGCGTCGCCGGGGGCTGGGAGGTACCAAACCATCACCCGGCAGCTCCCGAGAGGAAAAACATGACCCAACTACAATCCAAGGTGAACGCCCGCATCGCCGCGTTCCTCGCTCGCCAGCGTTGCGATGCCTACGATTATGCCGGCCTGCCGGCGCGCGCGGGAACGCGTGGTACGATGGCCGGTGAAGGAGTATACGCTTTGAACTATAGACAAACTTTCCTCGATTGTTTGATTGGCCTCCACGTGGACGGCTTAACTCCAGAGATTATTCTCGCGCTCTACGACAGTATTGCCCGCGCCCCGGCGCCGTTCATGACGGCGTGCACGGAAAATTGGGGCAATGAACGCAAGGTCCGGCGCAACCGGCGTGCGTGAGCCGACCGGCGCGGGCAGGACCGCAGGCGCTGGCGGCGGATCGTCCGGTTAACCGTTTCGCCGCCTATTAACCCGGCCGCCGGCGGCCGAGGCGGCGCCGCACATGCGGATCGCGCTTTTCCTTTCCTCCGATGACTGAGGGGCGCGATCCGTTAGCGGTAAAATCTGAGCATGCACCTGCCCGCCTGTCTCCTCCTCCTCTCGTCAGCCTTTGTAATCCCGCTCTGCGCGCAAAAGTGCACCGTGGCCGCGCCCTGCCTGCGCTACTCGACGAGCGGCACCAATACGCTCAATGTGCCCCTGCCGGCCGGCTGGACGATCAACCAGTCGGGCAGCTCGGCGGCAGCGCTGGTGCCCGCCGCGCCATCCATCACAGCGACAATCGCCGGCGGAACCATGACGTTTGCTTGCGCGGGGCTATCTCAGATCGCGCAATTTGCCGGCACGCCCTGCCCGCCGGCCGTCAAAGTGAGTGGAGCGCTGCCGGGAACGATCTTCGCCGGCCTAACCTGGCTGGGGGTTCTCCACGTCGGCCTCCAGGCGCCGGGAGACACGCTGGCATGCGGTGTTTGCGCGCAGGATTCCGCCCTCAACCCGATACCCGGCGAGTATCCTATCGCATCCGCGCAGATCGCGGCCGGCGCATTCCGCGCGCTCGAAGCCGCGTGGACTGGATACCCGGCACTGCCACGCGTGGTGGTGCAGACCTGCACTGGCACCGTCACGCAGACGCCGACTCAGGTGGTTGTCGCGTGCCAGTGACCACCAGGTGGAACCATCGGCATCTGGTAACGCCCGATGGCGATCTTTCCGTTGCGCAATACGATTACGCCAACTGCCTACACATTTTCATGATGCGCGACGGGTTCTCGCGCGAGCGGAAGCAGATGTGGGAGTGCATGGGGTGCGGGCGGAAATTCACCGAGGGCGGGCAGGATCGTGGGTTTGCCATCTTCGCCAAGCTCGCCCCGATGTTCGCGAAGCAGTATTCCATCAGCAGGGCCATGCGGGAGACCGGCCACAGCTTTTACGTGGTGCGCAAGTATTTCCGCAAAATGCAGGCGATCCGGGCTGGCCAGGATAAGGGCCGGCCAGGGTAAGTGCCGGTTTGCGGGGGGGGCCATGTCCATGCCGAAACGTGCGGGGCTGCGCCCGCCAAACCAGCGCTAAAAGCCGCGAAAAGCGCGTGAACGCGCGTAATTAGGCCAGTTTTGACGCATAAGGTAAAGCATCTGCTATAGTGAAAACCGAGCGAACTGGGGTACTGATATCAATCGCTTACAGACCCCGCTCGGAAGCCCCTTTAATGACAGCCAACGCCGAACCCGGCAAGGTGGCGATTTACGCTCGGGTTTCCACGGTTGATCAGGACTGTTCGCTACAACTCAACGAGCTGCGCGCATATTGTAAACGGAGAGAGTGGCCGATCCACGAAGAGTACGTGGATACCATTACGGGCAAAGCCGCATCCCGCCCGGCGCTCGATAAACTTCTGAAGGATGCCCGCGCGCATCGCTTTGAAGCGGTCGTCGTCTGGAAGATTGATCGATTTGGCCGATCCGTCCGCAACTTCACGGAGCACCTGCAACAGCTCGACGGCTGGGGAGTTCGCTTTCTGGCTATCACACAAAATATCGACACAAACAAAGCAGACCCCATGTCCCGGCTGCTCATGCATGTTCTCTGCGCGTTTGCGGAGTTCGAACGCGAAATGATCGTCGAGCGCGTGCGTGCCGGCATGGCGGCGGCCAAACACAAGGGCGTCCATTGCGGGAGGCCGAAGGCCGTTGTGGATAGGGATAAAATCAGGATCATGCATGCGGCCGGCTATTCGCTACGCGCCATCGGCAAAAAACACGGCATCAGCTACGACACCGTGCGTCGGATTATCAACGGGCCTGGTCGCGCCTTCACCGCTTCTTGCCCGCCTTCGGCCGCCCCATCTTAAGCACGCCCCTCTTGATGTCCCAGTGCGGCTGTTTGCATCGGGGGCACCGGACAGGGCGCGACTCCACCCGCTTGAGCCAGCCGTGCCCGCAACGCAGGCACGCGCAACGCATTTCGTTTAGCTTCACGCCTCGCATCATAGCATGATTTTAGGCATTTCGCCGGGGTTAACCTTCGGCTACATTTATTTTCGGTAAATCTTGACTCAACGCTACTCTTATGCGAGTATAGATACAGGAGCACAATATGAGCACCCAAACACAAAGAAACACATTTATCGTCCGCAAGAATGGCAAGCAAGTCTGTCCGGAGTGGCCCGGCGAGATTCTGGCGGACGGCACGATCCGCCTCATGCCGCCGCCCGCCGGGAAACCCCTGCCAGTCACCAATATGGCCGCCTGCATGCGCTTGGGCCTGGACGCCAAGACAGTAGCGCGCCAGGGATCGCCGGCGGAATGCCTCGCGCACCTGGGCGAAAATGAGGGCGGCTTGGTGGTCGTCACCGGCGCCGCCGACAAAGCCCGGATAGAGGCCGAGCGCCGAGCCTATCTGGCCACTCCGGAGGGCAAAGCCAACCAAGCGCGCCTCGAGGTAGACCGGATGTTCGCATCTGCCGAGCGGCTGCGCAACTATCCTGGCGAGTACTTCCCGGCCAAGATGGACGCGGAAGACGCTCTCAAGGCATGGCAAGCAAAGTATCCGGACGCCGCCCGCCGCGAGCGCGCCGCCCGCCTGCGGTCCCAAGCCGATCACCAGCGGGAGCTGGCCACCGGAGCCCTGGTCTACGACTGCGATGGATCGTTCAGCTGCGCCTACCAGCAAAAACGCCACGACGAATTTATGGCCAAGGCCGCCGACCTAGACGCCCAGGCCGCGGAGATAACCAAAGAGAGCGCTGAATTATCTTGACGTAACGCTACTCTTATGCGAGTATAGATACAGGAGCACAACATGACGAAACTAATCGTATTGAGGCGCTACGTGGACGAGCCGGAAGCTGGTTTTATTTTGCGGCTGCGCACCACTATCGACTATGCTGCACCGGGCACGCGCTTCGCGGTGATCTCGCAAGACACGTTACGCAAAGTCCGCGCGGCGGGAATCACAATCCCGCTGCACGTGCTGAAGGTTTCCGCATGACCACTGACCAAGCCAACCACGCGCGCCTCGACGTAGACCGGATATTCGCGTATGCGCGCTACGACGTAGACCGGATGTTCGCATCCGCACGCTTCGACGCAGACCGGATATTCGCCTCTGCGCGCTTCGACTCAGGCCGGATGTTCGAGTCTGCGCGCCTCGACATACACCGGATGTTCGCGGCTGCCCATTAACCAAAGAGAGCGCTGAATTGTCTTGACGCAACGCTACTCTCATGCGAATATAGATACAGGAGCACAACATGAGCACCCAAACACAAAGCGACCAAACGCAAAAAGAAGAGAATGGCATCCCGGTGCAGGCCTATTGCTGTGGCCCCCACGGGTATCTTACGCGGGCTATCTATCTCACACTCAGGCTACCGGGACACGCTTATTTCCCGGGCGATGCCGATGCTCCCGAGGTACGTCTGGCGGAGTCGATTCAGCCGGCATTCCCGACCGGCTGGGCGGAGGAAGTTAACGAGTGGAATAAGTTAGTGCGCGCCGCTCGGCGCGGGGAGGCAAAGCCATACTTCGCCTGACTCCCTGACGAGCCCGTGAAATCCGGGCGAAACCGGCGAAAAAAGCCGGTCGGAGGAAATCATGATCCAAAACGAAGAGAAATACGCCATCGAATTCTGCGATTTCGAGCTGTCCGGCTACGAGCCGGAAGCCGAAGACGAAGAGATCGAAAACGAATACCGCTGCCCGGTGTGCGAGAGCCACGAGCTGCAATACATGATGCACTACCCGCTGTCGGCCGACGATGCCACCACGGAGCTCTACCAATGCGGCCAGTGCGGCGCGATGGGCGAGGCGGACGACTGCCGCATCAACCCGCCGGCAGTCGACTGGCGGCAAGCCGGCACGCTGCCGCCCGCCGCGCCCGCGGCGCGCAAGCCCGCGATGGTCGAGGACGACATAGAACGCGCCCGGCGCTACGGCAAGGGCGATCAGGAGGTGGCGGCATGATTGGCCTGGCGATAGGGGGCGTAATTCTGTGGGCCATCGCCGTCGTGTGGGGAAAGAAGGCGGCCGCCTGGGTGGTGCTGGTGGTCTGCACCGTGCTGGTTTTTGCCATAGCCCTGGTGATCGGTCGCCAGCTCAGCGGCGACATCTTCGATCAGATCCACGCCGAGCATCAGGCTGCGAGCGGTTCGCAATTTGGCGGGATACCCGTGAACCAATTCGGAGACCCCGTGTTCACACCACCGCCTTTGTCTTCGCATCAGGGACCGGCGGCAACCGATGAATTTGGAGGCGTGCCGGTCGGAGACGCATTCGACCAGATCCAGCCCGACAAGTTCACACCGCCGCCTTTGTCTTCGTATCAGGGACCGGCGCCCCCAGCCCCGGCGGGCGGCGACGTCTTCGATCAGATCCTCGCCGAGCAAAAGGCGCAAGCCGGAGCAGGTAAGCTCGGAGCGATCAAATGAGCACGCGCCGCGCGGTTATGTGGTTGTCGATGGGCCTGGGCGCCAGCGTGGGCCTGGGTTGCACGTTACTGGTTTTTATTTTAGAGGGAGGTTTAAAATGATGGCAGCAAACGGAACGCAAGCACTTCGCGAGAAGGTCCTCTTCCCGCCAAATCAGCCGGTGAGGCTGGCGCTGAAATACGCGCAGCCCAAGATCGGCAAGTCGCCGTCTGGCGACGACTACGCACTATTCACCACCACCGACAACAAGGTGTTTTTCCTCGACTGCGACGAGGCGCGCGTGATCACCGGCGCGGGAATCCCGCCAGGCCAAGACATCGACGTCACGATGCGCTGGTCGGGCAAGCGCGGTGACCCCAAAATCTATGGGGTTTCGCTGCCGTCTGGCACGGCCGCCTACGGCGCGCAGCCAAACGGCACCTTCGCGGTGCCCAGCACCCAGCACCCAGCACCCAGCACCCAGCCAGAGACCAAATTGGAATGGGAACTGCGGACATCGCTGGAATTGCAAGACCTGAAGCGCAAGCTGGCGCTGGCGGAACAAGAAAAACGAGCGGCAGCCGCGCCTCGCGAGCAACCGGCTACCGCTCCAGTCGTGCATTCCCAGATCAACTCAGGTCAACCCAGGAACGTCGCCGCCAAAGATCATAACACGCCGATGCAGGCCGTCAACCACCTGGCCAAAGAACTGGTCGGGATCTACGTAGACGTCCTGACTTGGGCGCGGGAAGAGTACGGCACAGACACCGCGCGGCCGGAAGACATCCGGGCGATGGTGTTGAGCGCGTTCATCAACACGCAGAAAGGCCGATGACATGTACGCCACCCTGCAGGCCGTGGATCGCCAGAGAGCCACGGCCTGGTTTTTCCTCGCATTTTCGACGGCCTACGGCCTGCGCATCCTGCTGTCGATGCCCGCGAGCGTCCGGGAGCAGGCCGCATTTTACTCGCTGGGAGTGGTCGCGCTTTCGGTGGGGCGGCTGATGGGGGTGCGGAATCCGGTTCCGTGCCCCGAGCTGCTGCTGCTGGCGGCCGACCGCATCAAGATCCTGTGCCTCACATCGTACAAGGCACCGGCGGCCGACGAGTTCCTGCTGGCGTTTGATCGCAACTTCGGCTACGCGGAGATGTGGGTGGGGCGATTGTTCCACCTGGTGCCGATGGTGGGCCGGTTTTTCGAAACGCTGTACTTCGGCGAGATGCTGGCCATTCCGCTGTTGTACGTAGCGCTGCCGGCCGAGGCGCGCAAGAAATACGGCGCGGCCGTGATTCTGATCGGGGCGATTATTCCACTCCTATATCGGCTTTGCCCAGGCGCCGGTCCGGGCTACCTGCTCCCCAATTTTCCATTCGCGGTGCCGACGCTGCTGCATCCGCATGCGCGCATGATCGAGGCGGCACTAAACACCACCCCCAGTGGCCACTTCGCCTGGGCGCTCCTGATGTTTTGGTTCGCCTGTCGATACGCGGGCCGAGGCGTGCGGATCGCGGCTGGGTGTTTCGCGGTGGCCATGGCTATCGCCACATTGGGCACGGGGGAGCATTACGTGATTGATCTGGTGGTGTCGGTGCCTTTCACCGCCGCAATCTGGGCGGCGGTCCATGATCGGTATCGATGGGCGGCCATCGCCATGGCGGTTACGGCTGTTTGGTGTGTGGGGCTGCGGGATGGCGCTGCGTTGTCGATTGCGCCGGGGTGGGTATGGATGTTGACGGCGGGGACCATCGCGCCGTTCGCACTTTATGGCGCGGCCGAGCGGAGGGTGCTGTGAGCGTCGTGCGGTGCGGACACTGTGGCAGCTTCTACTGGCGTTACTGGGGTGACTCACCCCGGCACGCCCCCCGCGGGTATTGCTCCACCGCGTGCTGGCGGGATCGGCGGAAGAAACCACTTCCGCTTTTCTCCGCGCCCTACTATCGCGCCTGCCTGCTGGCGCATCGAGCGGAAGTGCACGGAACCGACGATGTCAACTCGTGGTTCAATTGCCCCGGCTGCGATCAAATCGAGGCAGAGTACCAAAGGAGCATTACGTCATGAGCACAAGCTACGGCTTCAACATCGCAGAGACCGGGTTCGAGTGTGGCCGCTGCCGGCAGCGCTTCATCGCGCGCTGCCGGCCGGGGCGGGCGAAGTACTGCCCAGCATGCCGCGAGGCGATCAAGCGGGAAAGGCAGGGGCGGCAATATCGCGAGAAGCTGGCAGCGCGGAAGTGCGCGCACTGCGGCGCACTCGCGCAGATTGTCGCGCCGGCAAAAGAAAATTGTTTGTGTTGGGATTGCGCGCGCTTGCTGGCGCGCCGGATCATGCTGGATGAGAGCTGAGGAGTGAAAGGCGCGAACGAGCGCGGACAGCCGCTAGTTCGATTGGTCGGCTGCCCGGAGGCCTTCGCGCATTGATGGACTGCGTCTGAGTCCAGTCTAGATTAGCAGATGGCTCAGGCCGCTTCGAGCGCGGCGATGAGCGCGAGGTCTTGCGCCACGATGGCCTTGAGTGCGGCAATCTGCTGCGCAGGCGATTGCACCATGGGCACCTGGGAAGCCGGGTTCCACTGGCTGAGCCAGAGCGGGCCGGTGGACGTAGTTGACGCGAGCGCCGTGTTCAGACCGTTGGCAGGCACGAAGTAACCCGGCGCGCCAACACCGTTCTTCTCGACAGCCTCCACGAGCTGCTGGGCGTTGCCGACGCCGGGGATGTACCACCAGGCGTACTGCTGGGCCACTAGTTCGGCGTAGTCGCCCTGAGCCGGGTCGAGAGCCAGCGAGTAGTCGCCGCCGGACTCCTCCAGCACCACGGGGACCAGATTGCAGCCCCACTCGGGCATAAGCATGTTGGCGACGGCGATGGCTTTTGCCAGCGGGCAAAAGACGCCATCTAAATTGATAGAGGGTCCGGCCGGCACTCCAGGCGGAGGCGTGGTTTTGACCATTACGGGCAGATAGCTTGGGGGGGGGTAAACGATTTTGGTTGGCACGCCACAAGGATACCAGATGTGCCAAATTGGGGAAGGGGGAAGGGGGGGGAACTGCGGTGAGGGATTACCGAAAAAGTGACGCCGCCGATTACGACGGCCTAAAGGCTGCGGGTGTGAGCACGATCGAGCAGCCGGCGAGAGCGGCGCTGGACAAAGGCGCGCTGTTGGCCGAGGCCGCTGCCGTGCAGCGGGTGCTGGAGCCAGAAGTCGCCATCGTCGTCGCCCCAATCGTCCCAGTCACATAGCACGTCAGTGCAGCTTCGCATCGCGTGGCCTAGGCTGTGCGTTGGCCCACGCGCTGCGGATTGCCAGCCAGCGTCTGCATCAGGTCAAAGCCCCAGCGAATGAGCCAGTGCGCGGCCGCACTCGGCGCGGGCGCCGTGGCAGCGAGGTCTACGAAGAGCTTGGCACCGAAGGCGATCAGCGCGCTCGGCCCTACGGGCACGTGGAGGCCCAGGCGCCGTTGTAGCACCAGCCCGTGTACTGAGAGAGGCCCAGCGCCACGGAGGATTGGGCCGCCGCGTACAATGCCAAGATCTGCACACCCATTTGAACGGATGTTTCGCCGACAGTGGTACCAAAGCTGCCTACTTGCTCGATTGTAGTTCCCGCCTGGAGTGCTGCGATCTGTGCCGCGTTTGCGCTTGACCAGTTTGAGCCACAACCAGGACAGGCAACAGGGGTCGTGGTCGTCAGCCAGAAAATATAGGCGACGGTAGCACCCGAATTGTTCGGGGTCACGCCTGCATTGATCACCTGTACGGCAGGATTGTACGTGCCGCCCGTGGCGGAGCCTGCGCATGTGGCTTTGAAAGTGAAGCTGGTGGAGTTTGCCGAAACCGCCGTGCCGTTGATGTTATAGGCGGCCACCGATGAGCCGGCGATTTCAAAACCTTGGCTGGCAACCAGGGCATTTGCCACGGTTGCAGTCGCCACGCCCGGAGGCACAGTGATCGTGCTGAGGTTATAGCGGAGTGGCTCAGCGCGACGAAAGACCAAGGATAATTGTTTTTCGCATTGTGGAAACTAGAGAGCCGCTGCCTTTAAGCATGCGGTCGCTCATTAATGTTTAGTACCCTTCGAGGAACAGAAACCCGGTTGATGTGGTGCCAGTCACGGTAACCGCCGTCGTGCTCACGCTGGTTATCAGCGTCGTTGCAAGACCGTTTGTGCTCATCACAGTCGGCGTAAAAGAAAACGCAACTGGGAAATTGTAGCTGGCAGTGCCCACGGCAGCCGCGCAATAAATGACGATTTTTTTGAACGAACTTCCTGCGAACGGCTGAGAGAACGTACACGTACCGCTAGTGGACGGAGTGACCGAAGTTTGGGTGGCAGTCTGGTTTGACGTCAGAAACGTTGCATTTCCAAGATGGTCAATGGCTGCTTTTTGCACTCCCGATACAGCTAAATAAAGCGAAATTCTGGACACCCGATCCCACCGCCGTTTCGACTCGGTTGATATACAGATCGGTACCCCCCGCCGTGCCGGTTTGATTGTACGTGGGATTTATTTCTGCGGGCGTGTAGATACCGGAGGAATTGGTTGCCGTCCCAGTTGCGACGGTGACCGCCACGCCCGCCGAACTGTGGCCGTTATTGTGCAGCGTGAGGTTAGCATTCGCGGCGCCGGGTGTAATTGTCGCAGCATTTACAAGCGATATGCTGATAGCCGAGCTTGCTGGCGAAACTGTTAGAGTTCCGCAGAGCGTTGTAGAACTGGCTGTCGTACCGGGCGTTATTATGCACGATCCGCTGGTTGTGCCCTCAAGTGTGATTGTATTAATAGCCGGGTTTGCAGTTGCCGCCATCGCCGCGCTGGCCCCTGTCGAATTGCCAAAAACGGTATAAGCGGCTGCTGTGGCCGCCCCGGTGCCGCCGTTTGCAATCGCGAGCGGTAGCGCTGTGATGGTGGGCACGCCCGTGCTTGTCGTGTTGGTCAAGAGCCCGGTCGCGAGTCCGGCCAGCGAAGTGCCATTGATGGCGACAACAGTGGCCGCCTGCGACCCGCTCCCCGGCCCCGCCGTCACGTCTCCGGTCAATTGGGTGACGCCTGCCGTGCACGAGCCGCCGGGAGTGCAAATAACGCTGTCGATGGTGATCGACTGCGCCGCGTAGACTCCCGCGGTGGCTTTGATCGTCGAGTTGTCGGGCTTGGAGCAGCCGATTTGCGAGGCGGTGGCCCCAAGACAGGCAATCGTCCCGGACGCGGTGATGGTGCCCCCGCTCAGCCCGGTCCCGGCTACGATACTGGTGACAGTGCCCGACCCAGACCCGCCTGCGGTCACGGGCGGCGTAACGATTTGCGCGCATAGCGTGAGGCACGCGGCGAGTGTTCCGATGAGGAGTTTGCACATGTTAGTTCCTTAGGTCCCAGCTCACGACAATTTGGTCGCCGCTGTTCCCGCCGTCCACCCATAAAAAAGCCAAGTCGATGGCATCCGAGCCAGGCGCGGCGCCGGAGGTGTCGGAATACGAGCACCCTGGGACCGTGGCGGACGTGGAGGCGCAGAGCTGCGCGGTCAGGTTGCCGGACGTGGTAGCGACCGGGACTGTGCCCGCTGTGTACGCCGACATATCCATGACGTACCCCAGGCCCGACCCGCCCGCGAGCATCTGGATGAACACGCGGTTCACTGGCGTGCTCACGGTGGCGAGCCGTATGGGCGTGCCGGCTGTCACCGTCAAAATCTTGTTGTACCGGGGGCCTGAGTAGATGCTGGTGGCGAACAGGCACACGAGCACTGCGATTTTCTTCATAGTGGGTGGTTCCTTCTATTGCTGAGTGGTGCGAGGCATATGGCCAGTGTGCCAATGAGGAGTTTGGGCACGAGTGGTGCCGTTTTTCCAAAGCGTGAGGGCTTTGCCGATGGTCGTTGGGCTCGGATTCTCCGCGCCGGCAGCGGCTCCAAGCGTCTGGAAATCGGCCATTTGCGGATCTACTTTATTCGCGACCATGTAATCCGCGATCTTTACCGCCCGTGCATCTTGGTGGGCGTTGATAATCTCAGCGGCGCGCAATTCAGGACTTTTTCGGACTCCGGCGGCGGTGTACGCAGAGCGCGGCGATTCCGGCTGAAACACAGATGCCATTTGTTCTGGCGTGGGCTGTGCTGCGGGTGCTGGTGCCTCGAATCCCTTTGGATTCGACGTAGCGACATCCACAGTTTGCGCGCCAGCATTGCGCAGGGCCTCCAGGCGCGTGTTGCCGTCGCCCAGGACCACTCCACCCTTGGTGGGATCGTAGCGGCCATAGAGCGGCGGCGGCGTTTCGCCGTTTTGGATGCGCGCCCCGTACTCGGATACTTTCGCGCCTTTGCCGAGGCCGTAGGGGTTTTCGGTGGGGATCACGTCGCCGATGGGCACCCGGAAAATGTTAAGGCCAGGACCTAGCGTGTCTTCGTAGCCCGGCTGGGTTTTGCCGACGTTGGGGTACACGGTTGCGGGTGCTGGGTCCTGGGTGCTGGGTGCTGGGCTCGGCGCGGGCACCGTGCCGGACGGCTCTACCGTGCGCGATACGGCGCCGGCCGCTTTGGGCGTGGGGTCCATGCTTGCGGCGATACGGCGGACCACGTCCTGCTGGTCTGCGCTCAGCTTGGCGAAGCTGGCCTTCGGGCCGAGCTGGCCTTTGGCGATGTCGTCGAGCAGTTGCGCCTGCGCCTGCGAGTCCGGCGCTGGTGCGGCGCTACCGTTGCCATTGCCGTTCAGGCGTTGCCGCATGGCGGTTACCGCGGGCGGCTCGCCCGGCAGCGCGCCGGGCACGTCGGGCGCGACATAAGGTGCTGGGTTCTGGGTGCTGGGTGCTGGGGGCTGAGCGGTTGGTGCGCTGCCATTGCCGTTCATTCGCATACGCGCCGCGGTCACATACGGCGGCTCGCCGGGGATATAGCCGGATGGCGTGCCTGTGGTGGCCAGCGGCCTGTTCATCGGCACTGGCGTTCCGGGCGCTGGCGATGGCGTGCCTTGCCTTCCGGCTGGAACGGCAGTGGCGTGCTCACCGGGGCGGTGCTGACTGGTCCTGGCGGGGGTGGGGGTGCTCCGGGTTCGGTCTCGCCTGCATACTCAACATTCGTCGCAGTGGGGTCGTTCACATAATTGCGGGCCGCGGTCATGCCTTGATCGAGACCTTTGCCTATTTGGCGCGCACCCTTGAGGCCGAGGCCTATGCGCGCAGGCCACTCCATACCGGGGATTTTCGCTAAGACTTCGCCGGCGGCTACTCTAGCGAGGCCGCCGGCAACTTCCGGGGCAGCGACTTTGATACCAGTTCCTACCGCCTTCGCTCCCGTGGCGATAGCGTCTGCATTCTCGCTTGCGCCGCCGAGTGCCGCCCCCAGCGCTACCGTTCCGGCAACGGTCCCGGCCGCGCCTTTGTAGTTACCCTTGCGCACGTCTTCCGCCACTTGCCCGATGCCCGGTACGCTGGCAAGCGCAGCCTGAAAAGGCGTGGCGCCCTGCCCGTTCTTGCCCGGCTCTATCAGCGCGTTCGCGCCCGCGGCAGCCGCGTCCGCGATCCCGCCGAAGGGGTTTCCTGCGTTGAGCGCGTGCCCATAGGCGGCCAACACCTGATATGGGTTAATCGCATGGACGAAGCGGTTCCAGAAGCCGGGCTGATCTTCCGTGGCTGGTGCCGGCGCCGGCCCTTGGTGCGAAGACAAAGGCGGCGGCGTAAATTCGGCGCCGGGCGCGGGTCCCTGGTGCGAGTCGAGCGATGGGGGAGTGAAGGTGTCCGCCATGTTACTGTTTCTGCCAACTGCTTTGCTGGGTGTGGTCTCCGCCCAGATACTTCATCCCGCCGTACAGATGGCCCACCTGGTAGCCGCCCTCCGCCGACTGCGGCTGGCCGCCCGCGCCTTGCGCGCCGCGGCCCTGCCCCATGGGTACTTTGTTGGGCGTGAAGTCGATTCCGTAGCCGGTCTTAATCGAGTCGATGTTGGCGTTATGCTTGACGGCGGCGTTTTGCCGGACGATGTTCGGCATCGCCGCCAGGTCGTTCAGGACGCTCGGGTCGATGGACTCGCCGGATGTCTGTTTTCCGAGCCAGCCGAGGATGCGGTCCCCCGCGCTACCCGCGCCTGAGAGACTCGTTACCTGCCCCATATTCACGCGCTTGACGCCTTGCGCCGTGTTCATGGTCATGACGCCTGTGGTAGGCGCATAGGCGTAGGCGATCTTGTTGCCGCCCCGCGCCGCGTCCACCATGGCTTGCAACTGGTCGGCGCTCTCGTTGGCGGTGTTCAGATCTTCGCCCGACTTCACATAGGCCTGGCGTCCCGCTTCGGTCTCTCGGGCGTTGCCTTGCGCGGCGGCGGCGGCTTGCACCACCGTGACCTTCGCCGGGATGGTGGCATTGGCTTGCGCCACGCCCGCCGTCAGTCTTCCGATGCGGTCGGATGAGTCGGTGAAGGCCTTGTTCACCGCCGCTGTCCCGAGAGGCATGGCCGCGATAGCCGACTGTACGGCGGTATCGTGCTCTCTTTGGACCTGAGCCTTGATAGGGCCGGAGTAGTTGTTCGGGTTGAACATGAGGTCCGCACGCTGCTGGATGCTCTGCGGGTTGAGGCTGCCAGCGTTGGTGAATTCCAGATTTTTCATGCCGTACTCCGGCTGCTTCTCGACAGGGACCTGGCTGCCGATAAACGCCTTAGCGCCCGCTGGTGTGGTGGGAAAGGCTATCTTTGGGTAATTCTGCTGGAGCCTGACGAGCGCCTGGGGATCGCTGACCGAGCCGTCCGGCCCGGCGGCCGCCTGGTAATCCTGCACCGCGCTGGCGCGTTGTTTGTCGGCTGTCTCCTGATTGGTCTGGGCGGCGGTCGCTTTGTCCTTCAGCGCGTCCGCCTGCGTTTTGATCCATTGCTGTGTGGTGTAGGCGGCTTGCGCGTGCTGGATGGTCTGATCGTCCGCCGATTGCAGCAACTCGTTGGGCCTGATGCCGGGGCTCTGTTGCAGGATGGATTGGTTGATGCCCGGAAGCATGGCTGCGCGCTTCGCGGGATCGGACTCGTTGAACAAAGGCTGATAGGACTGGTTCAACAGGTCGTGCATTTTATCGGTGGCCGCCAGAGTGGCCGTATCCGTTTCCGCGCGCGTCTTCGCCAGATTCGCCATGTTGGTTCCGAAAGCCATGATGTCCTTCGGCAGCACGTTATATCCAGGGGCGGCTTGCAGCGTCTTATTGACGTCGCCGCCGCTGTCCCGATAGGCTTGCCAGAGCCCCTGCCCGCTCTGGATGTCCAGCGCCATTTGCGTGTTTTGCAGACCAACGCCCTTGGTCACCGCTTGCGTCTGCGCAGTCTGCGCCTGCTGCTGCGCGTTCTGCGCCTGCGTGTTGCGCAGCGTCTGCAACGCCTGCGCGCTTTGCAGCGGGCTGGTGTACGTGGCGGGCGTGATCTGCGGCGGCGAAAGGTCGGGGGATGGGGGTGCAAAATCAATCGGCATGGGATTATGGGTTCTATGGACTGGAATTTTCCTGATGACTGCACATTCGAGGAGCTGGCGCGCTCGTTTTCAGGCCCATACTGGGAGCAAGCGGAGCGGATGTACAAGCGAGTGAACTACATTCAAATCGTCCCTGACTTCCGGGAATTGAAGCCTGCCGAGCAGGCCCGATGGCTGTTAGGAATACGCGAGGCAGCTTGCAGTTTGGTCGCCATCGCCGCTGAAAAACAATTTAAAGCGCTGACCAAGTCGCCCTAAATTTCGAGCAAGAGCATTTCAACTTGGCAGGCTGCGGTATGCGCTAAAAGGGCTGGGGCAGTTATGGCCGGCGTGAAGCGGAACAGGTGCACGTCGCCGGGGAGCAAGCGCGCGAAGGCCGTGCCGGAGGCCGCCGTAAGGATATCGCAATAGTTGGTGGGGTCGAGGTTGATGAAGAGCGCATAGCCAACGTTGGCCAGGCTCGAAACCGGAATAGCCGTGCCGCCGGAAGTGGTCGGAACAGACATTACCTGCTGAGCGTACTTGGAGCCGGCGATGGCGACGTACACGCCGCTCGCGCCGAGTTGCACGCTGACGCCGCTCTCGGTTAGAGCCAACTGCGCAGTGAGCTGTATTGGCAATGACATTCGTTTGTTTCCTTTTAGAAGAGATTTGAGAGAAAGCTGCGGTTAGTGGCCGCTGCCTAAAACGGATGACCATGGATTATAGGCAGGCGCGGCAGCGCCGCCCCCACCGCCCCCACCGCCAGAGCTACCGCCGCCTCCGAAGAGAGTTCCGAGGAAGCTGCCATTTCCGTTAGCCGCGCTGACGCCCGCGGTCATGATATCGTTGCCCGCCTGGCCGATTCCGTTCAACATTCCGTTCCAGGCAGAGGCCGCGCCGATGTCACCCGCCGCGATGGCCTTGCCCGCGCCAATCTGCGTATTGCCGAGATAGTTGGCCGCACTGAGGGCGTTCGACGAGCTGAGGTCTTGCGCCTGAATTCCCGCCGTGCCGGCATACTGCGCCGCGTTGGTGTTCGTGGTGCCCTGGTACTGAGCTGCGCCCGTGTTTAAGCCGGCGGCGGTGGTTGCGCCTTGCGTGTTGAGTGCGCCGGCAGTGCCCGCCGCTTGCGTGCCGAGCTGGCCGCCGAATTCGGTAGCCTGCTGGCCCATGCCGGCAACCGACGAGAGCCGATTGAAAATGTTGTTGTTCTGGGTCTGGTAATTATTGAACGCCGACTGATAGTCGGTGTTGGCGGTTTGCTGGGTGTACTGTTCGAGTGCCTTCGACGCGCCGCCGGATTGAGCGGTGCCGCCGGCGGCCTGTGCGCGCTGCATGGCCTGCTGGCCTTGCTGCAATTGGAACTCGTAGCCGGGGTCTTGCGACTCCATCATCGAGGCGCTGAACGGTGTGTTCAGCGAGCCGCCCGGACCTGTAGCTGCCGAGAGTTGGCCCGCAGCCGTCGAGCCGGCCGAGGCATACGGATTCAGGCCGGCAATGGTCGAGCCGGCCGAGTTGAGCACGTTCTGCGCGCCGGTGCCCGCCGCGCCAACTACATTCTGCGCGCCCGTGCCCGCCGCGCCAACTACGCCAGTGCCGGCCGTGGCGGCGGCGTTCGTGACGCCAGTGCCGGCCGTGGCGGCTTCGTTGGTGATCAGCGGATCTTGGGTGTTGGCGGCGCCGGTGACGGTCTGCCCGGCGGTGCCGTAGGCGCCCGCGAGCGTGTTGGCGGCGTTGTGCTGAGCACTTGCCCCTTGTATCCCAGAAACGACCGACGTGATGAGCGAAGGCACTAAACTACACCTTGACGTAAACGTGACATTGTGATAACCTTGAAATCATGAAAGCTGAAGATCTCGTAGGGCAAACATTTGGGCTCCTGACCGTGACGACGCGCGCACCTAATTCCATATCCCGACAGTCCCGCTGGGAATGCCGTTGCACCTGCGGCCGCAAGACGATTTCGCACGGGCGAGATTTGATCAACGGGCATAGCGCATCTTGTGGTATCTGCATACGCGTGCACGCCATCGCCGGACAAAGTTTCGGGAGGCTCACTGTGCTTTCCCGCGCGGAGGATGCGGCGGACGGGAGAGTCCAGTGGGTTTGTCGTTGCGAATGCGGCCGGCAGGCCGTTATTCGGGCGGATCATTTGCAAACGGGCAACACGCTTTCATGCGGTTGCCTTCAGCCGGAGATTGTGAGTAAAACATCGCGGAAGCATGGCATGTACAACAGCCGCGAATACCGGATTTGGGAGGCGATGAAGGGCCGCTGTCAGAACCCGAACAACCGCGCCTACCGCCATTACGGAGGCAGAGGCATCGCGGTCTGCGCGCAGTTCCAAACCTTTGAAGGATTTTTTGCCT